TGCTACCTGGATTAATGTAGTTGCTTATGGTGGGCTTGTTCAAGTTGTAAAAAACTATGTTGATAAAGGCAGTAAGCTATATATTTCTGGTAAGTTTAATACGAGAAAATGGCAAGATCAAAACGGCAATGATAGATATTCGACTGAAATAGTGCTACAGGGTTTTGATGCAAAATTAGTTTTGTTAGGTAAGCCAGGTTCGGTTTATGAAAAAAATCAAAATGAAGCAAAAATTAGCGAGCAAGATGATAGTTATGACGACCTAGATGATGAAATAGGTTTCTAATGCGTCAAATCTTAACATACTTACTAGGACTATAAACGTAAAAAACAAGGCTTTAAAATGAGAATAATACATAGATATAAATATAGGCTTGCTAAAAAAAGAATAGAAAACGATATGTTTTTTAAAAATAAATTTATAGAAAGATTGCTTGGTAATGTTTTTAGGCATGGATTTAATTTAAGAGAATATAGCGATGATCAATTGGAGTATAGTTATAGAATCTGCTGCATGTTAAGTCGAGTTAATTATGTTTACTACAGTTCTTTTGTGTTTACGCGTATGGTGAGAAATGAAAAAGAAAGAAGGGCTTTTACTAGAAATAATGTTATTAACTTTAAATCTTATGCAAATGACGGAAAAAGATAAATTATACAAGCAAGCTTTGTTAGATTCGTGGCAAAAAATCAAAAAAGAATTAAAGAATCAGCAGAAAGGGCATGACAAAGATGCTCATGAAAGTGGATATAAGAAACTTTTTCAAGTTGAGGTTAAGCCAGAAAAACAAAGGCAATTAGAAAGAGGCTTAGATAATTACACGCCAAGAAGTAATTATTAATGTTAAGAAATTACTTTACATATAATTTTATTATGTTATAAGATTAGATATTAACAAAAACGAGGGAAACAATGACTAAATTATATTATGATTGTCCGATAGAAGCCGCTTATATGGCTAAATATCACGGCGTTAAATTTGATGCTGAAATACCGATAAGCTTTGATGAGGGATATATTAATTATGTGCAAAATAATACTTATACAACTTTATCATATTATCAAGAACATGTGCAAGATGAGCTTTACATAGCCCCAGAATCAATGGAGATTTTTGAGCCAAAAGTTGGGGATTTTATTTATAAAGGGTGGGATGACTGTAAAGGTAATCCGCATTGGATAACGCCCCAAACTATAGAAGATGATTTATCAACTCAACTACCAGTAAAAATAGTCGAACGAAACAACAAACCATTTATAATGCCAAAGGAGGAAAAATGAAAAAATTATATAATATAATAAAAAACTGGTGGCTTGAAGAAGAGCTGGAAGAGAAGTATTATATCATCATATGCCAAGCGGTGAGGTAATAGCAGAACCAAACTCTACTGCTGATAATATTAAATATAATTTAGCTTATGCAACAATAAGATTAATAGTGTGTGTTGAGGATTAGTATGAATAAGGAAGCTTTTGTTATTATTTAAGATATTATTAACCAACTAAAGAGGATACTATGGGAGTACTAGCAATAATAGTTACTTTAGGTATTGGAGTTTATGGCGGTGCGGCTATACAAGAGCAGCATGAAGTTGTAGATTCTAAAAAAGAGCCTAAAGAGCCAGTTACAGTGACTTATAACTATAATAAATAAATTATAGTTGTTTATATACAAATTTTGTAGTATATTATACTACCAAGGGATTAACTTTGGTAGTTTTTTTATGAGGCAATTAGAATTTATATTATTAGACTTTAAGAGTTTACGAGATGCGGAGTATAAACAGGCCTTAATAAAATCTGCTAATAGATGCAATAGAGTAGAAAGCCTTAAAATTCATAGAGAAGATATTAATTATAATAAATCTTTTAAGGGTAAGGATTGGAATGAAGTTTAATTTTTTTAAAAAGGAAATTTAAGTTTTTACTTGAAAAAAAATCAATAAAAATCAATGGCAGGATACGGAGGAAAAAGAAAAAACGCAGGAAGACCTAAGGGCGTTAAAAACAAAAGCACTCAGAAAGTAAGAGATGCTATTGCAAAGTTTTCTGAAGACAATGTAGAGCAATTTGCTGAATGGGTCAAGAGAGTTGCTGAAGATGATCCAAAAGGTGCGGCAGATATTTTTCTTAAAGCTATTGAATACCATATACCTAAGTTAGCTAGGCAAGAAATAACAGGTAAAGACGGGGAAGATATAAGCATTAAATCTAACCTTGATGTAAGTAAGTTGACTACTGAGCAATTAAAAGCTATCCAAGCCGCTAAAATAAATGAACCTAACTAATGCAGATTTTGAATTAATAGATAAAGAGCTTTGCGAAAGAAGCTTATCTGAGTTTGTTAAACAAGCTTGGAATATATTAGATCCTGGCCAGCCATTAATTTGGAATTGGCATATGGACGCTATTTGTAATCATTTAGAGGCTATAACAAATAATGAAATAAATAGATTATTGATTAATATTCCACCGGGGACATCTAAATCATCTCTAGTTAATGTTTATTATCCCGCGTGGGAATGGATAAAAAAGCCATATCTTAAAATTATCAGCTCTTCACACGAACAAGGCTTGGCAACTCGTGATACTAGGAAAATGAGAAATATAATATCATCTGATTGGTATCAGAATAAATGGAATATAGAGTTGCAGGGTGATCAAAATCAAAAAACATACTATGAAAACGAGCATACTGGTTTTAGGCAGGCATGTGCCGTTGCTTCTATGACTGGAAGGCGTGGCGATAGAATAATATGGGACGACCCTCATAGCCCTGAAAAAGCTTATTCAGACGCTCATAGAGAAACTGCTTTAAGAGTTTTTAGAGAAACTTTACCAACTAGGTTAATAAACCCTGATAGCTCTGCTATTATTATTGTTATGCAGAGAATACACGAGGAGGATATATCTGGCTATATTTTAGAGCATGATTTAGGTTATGAGCATTTAATGTTGCCTATGGAGTTTAACTCAAGTCGCAAATGTTATACTTCAATTGGATTTGAAGACCCTAGAAAAAAAGATGGTGAACTTTTATTTCTTGAAAGGTTTTCTAGAGAGGTTGTTGACAGAGATAAAAAAGCAATGGGAGCGAGAGCCGTTGCGGCTCAATTTCAGCAAGAACCCTCACCAGCCGAAGGTAATATAATTAATATAAATTGGTTTAATTATTTTGATCAAATTAATCCTGATGAAATATATCAATCTTGGGATACTGCTAATAAAGATGGTGAAGAAAATGATTATTCAGCTTGCATAACTTGGGGGATTAAAGAAAATGAAATGTATATTTTGGATATATTTAAAGATAAAATGCAATATCCAGACTTAAAAAAAGCTATGATTCAGCAATATGAGAAATGGAAGCCAATTCAATTAATTATTGAGGACAAAGCAAGTGGTCAGCAAGTTTTACAAGAGCTAAGAAGATCAACGCAATTACCTATTGTAGCGTATAACCCCGGTCAAAGAAATAAAACAGAGCGTATGTTTGACGCATCTCTTGATGTTGAGAGCGGAAGGGTGTATCTTAAAAACAAAGCCCATTGGTTAGAAGAGTTTTTGCACGAAATAAAACTTTTTCCTAATGGCAAATATAAAGATACAGGCGATGCATTTTCGATGTTTATTAATTGGTTTAAATCGCAAAAAGTAACATTTTTTATAAAGAGTTTTTAGATGTTTGGAAAAAAAAATAAGAATACTACTAAAGCTTATCCAGCTGCTAGTTATTTTGTTAATCAGTCGCAAGTTCAATTTCAACAGCTTTCATATGAGGCATTAGCTAAAGAAGGCTATAAATTAAATGCAATAGCTTATAGATGTATTTCGATGATAGCTCAATCAGCTAGTTCATTAAACTTTAAGCTAAAAATTAATGATGAAATAATAGAATCCCACCCTATAATTAATTTGCTTAATAATCCTAATGCGGCTATGAGTTTTAGCCAAATGATGAAATGGTTAGTAAGTTATTATTTGGTTAATGGTAATACATATCTATATAATGCTAGTATTGATAGACAGCCAGCCATGATATTTGTGCTTAATCCAAAAGATGTTAAGGCTATCCAGGGTAATTCTATGGCATCTGCTTACGAGGTTGAGGGTTTTAAAAGATCAAATATGCAATATAGATTTCCAGTTAACGAGTTAACAGGTGAATCAGCTATTTTACAAATTAAAGACTTTGATCCGTTGAGTTATTTTTATGGGCAATCAAAATTACAAGCTTGCTCTCATGCTATAGATATCTTTAATGAATCGATGAGATGGAATTATTCTTTGCTTAAAAATGGTGGTAAGCCAGACGGATTTTTATCTCCAAAAGATGGCGTTCAGATGACTGAAAAACAGTATGAGCAAGCTTATGAGATGCTTGAGCGAGAGTTTAATGGTGCTTCAAATGCAGGCGGCACTAAAATATTGGGCAACCTTGAGTGGACAGCTGCAAGTTTATCGCCAAAAGATATGGACTTCAGAGAATCACAAATTATGGCGGCAAGATATATTGCTAATTGCTTTGGAGTACCTAGTCAGCTACTTAACATACCAGAAAGCCAGACATTTAGTAATTATGAGCAAGCTAACTTAGCTTATTGGCAGGATACTGTAATTCCTGTTGTTAATGAAATTTACTCAGCAATAGGAAGGTGGTTAAACGTATATTATAAAGAGAGTAATTTATCTTTAGAGGTTGATCTTGATAAAGTAACGGCTCTTGACGTTGTAAGAAAATTTAAATCAGAAAGATTGAGGCAGGAAGTTGATGCAGGCATAAGAACTATAAACGAGGCTAGGCAATCTTTAGGATTAGACCCTATTGCAGGCGGTGATGAATTATATATTAATGCTTCGCAAGTACCTATAAGCTTTGCTAGTGATCCCATGGCTCAGGTTGAGGAAGAGGCGAAGGCGGAGTATGAACAATTTGTAAGAAAGCAAGATGATGATAAGGGAAATAGAGATTAACGCATGTATTGTTTTTTTGCGAAAAATATTAATAATAATAATTAACTAAGGATAAAAATATGGCTACAGAAAATTTAACAAGTGATGGAAATACGCAAGTATTTTTAAATGAATGGAATGATAACGTAATAACTATTTTAGCAGATGGAACTTTTGGGGGTGGTACTTTAGAGGCTCAAATATCAGCAAATAATAGTGATTATGTTGGGTTAGGTACTGACGCACAATTAACGGCTGATGGTGCTTATAACATTACTTTAGCAAAAAATACTTTTTTTAGAGTTAATTTATCTAGCTCAACTAGCCCTGATATTAATGTTAGTATCTTGGGTGAAGGATTTACAACTATATAAAAGGAGAAAATAATGGCTACATTTAACAAATTTCAATCGTACTCAGAAGCAATTGGCGAGGAAATTCATAACTTTGACAGTGATACCTTTAAGGTTGCTCTAACCAATACAGAGCCTAATGTAGCAACTGACACTCAATTGTCAGATATAACGCAAATATCTGCTGGTAATGGTTATACAACAGGCGGTAATACTGTTGCCAACACTACTTATACTAGAACAGGATCGGTTTCAGTTTTAGATGGTGATAATGTCACTTTTACTGCATCTGGTGGTACTATGGCTACCTTTAGATACGCTGTTTTATATAACGACTCAGCACCTAACGATGAGTTAATAGGTTATTTTGATTATGGTTTGGAGGTTTCATTACCAGATACTGAGCCATTTATTGTAGGTTGGAATGCAAGTGGAATTATAGCTAACAATTAATGTCTATTATAAAAAACATAGTTTCAAGTATAGCTTCAAATATAGCCAAGCCTATAACTGGTGAAGTTAGTCAATCTGGTGAGCCTGGATCTTATATTTTAAATGTTGAAAGAGGATCTTTTACTTCTACAGGATACGATCCAGACTTGAGAAGATTTAAGTTAGAGGTTGATAGAGGTTCTTTTACCTCCACAGGATACGACCCAGATTTGAGAAGAGAGAGAATATTAAATGTTGATAGAGGTTCTTTCACTTCTACAGGATACGATGTTACTTTTACGTATAATGCTGGCAATCCAAGTGTAGCAGATTCTGACGCTCAAGCAATTGTAGATGAGTCTATAGATGCTGGTTGGGATATGACACAAGATCAAGCAGATCAAATACAGACTTTAGTAAGTACACTAAAAACTGATGGTGTATGGAGTAAAATGGACACTCTATATATGATGCACTCTGATAATATAGATGCTGCTGCAATAGACTGGAAAAACCCTACAGGAACGCCAGCAACTCAAGTTAGTAGTCCTGCATTTACAGCTTTTGAGGGTATCGGGCTAAATGGCGGTTGTTTAGAGCCAGCTACAGATTTTGGTGATTATGCTAACTATGGTCAAAACGATAACCACGTTGGGGTTGGTTTATACGCTAATTCTGGTGTAACTAGACCAGTTTATGAGCAGAACGGTACAAATTCAGATCATTTCTTCTATCATAGGTATTCTGGAACTAATGAATGTCAATTAAAACACGACACTAATTCGTTTAACATTGTTTCAAATTCAAGCGATGGTCATGCTAATTTTTGTGTTGTAAGAACTAGCTCTACAAATATTAATGTTTACAGAAATGGTAGTTCTTTAGGTAGCGTTACTACAGGTGTGGCACAACCACCAGAATCAGATAATATAGAGTTACCAAGTAGAAATACAGCATCTAACTACTATATTAAATACTGGCATGCAGGGCAAAGCTTAACAGCTACAGAGGCTAGTAATTTAGATACTGCCATGGATACTTATTTAGCTAACCAAACAGCGTAGTTACTATGATAATACTCACAAAAGAACAAAGAGATTTAGTTGAAGGATATAGTACTCCAAATGCAAAAATATCTTGCTTACCAATTGGCAATGATAAATATTATTTACCAGAAGCAGTTTTGCAAGATCCTAAGCATGCAAGTAAATATGATATTTTACTGCAATGTGAGATAAGAGAATTAACAGATGATGAAGAGAATTATATTAATTAGTGGTTAATAAAAATACATATCTCAACAACTGGCTATCCGAAGGCAATAGGCAAGAGATTATATTGCGTAATCAAACTAGGCGTGCATTAAATGCTTTTGTTATGCAATATGCTAGAGCTTATGAAAGTAGTGTTGTTTCTGTTGGTGAAGATATTTTGCTCAGGGATCATAGAGAAAGAATCCAATCCATATTAGAGAAAAGGTATAAATATATTATACCAAGGTTTTCAAAATTTACGCTAGATGGTTTTGGTGAAGATATAACAAAAGCTGAAAAAGATATTCTAATTAATACTCAATCGCAATTAACTCAGGAATATATAGAGAATAATGCGGCTCAAAAAGCTATTGGAATAGCCGACACTTCAATAAAAAAAATCAGAGAAAGGGTTGGGCTTGGTGTTTCTGATGGCTTAGGTATATCAGAGATAGCTAGTAATATAAGGGGCATTAAATCGATTAATGCAGCTAGATCAGTTTTGATTGCTAGAACAGAAGTTAACGCCGCCGCTAATTATGGCTCTATTGAAACGGCAAGAAACGCGGAAAAGGAATTTGATATAGTAATGGAAAAAGAGTGGCTTGCTGTTAATGACTCTAGAACTAGAGATACTCATGACAGAGCAGATGGCCAAATTGTAGAAGTATCTGAGAAATTTAATATTAATGGCTTTGAAGCTGACAGACCTCTTGATAATTCTTTACCCGCTGATGAGGTTATAAATTGCAGATGCACTATGTTATATCGTAGAAAACGAGATTAATTGCACGTATTGCATTTATTTTCTAATCAATATAAAATCAATACATAATTAAAACAAAATAAACAAATTATGTATATTAGAAAAAATTTTGATCCAAGCGAATTTGAAGTAAAAATGGAAGATGAGCAGATGATTGTTGAGGGTTATGCTACTACCTTTGGCAACACAGATGCAGTTAACGATGTTATTGAGCGTGGTGCATTTGGCAAAAGGCTTACTCCTAAAAAAATTAAATTTCTTTATCAGCATGACATGACTGAGCCTATAGGCACTATTAAGGAGGTTAGGGAAGATGATAAGGGTGTTTTTATTAAGGCAAAGTTTTCAGACACTACTAGAGGGCGTGATTCTTATACGCTTATGAAAGATGGTGCGATTGATGCTTTTTCGATAGGTTTTAGAATAGATGAAAAAGGCTGGCGTTATGATTCTAAGACGCAAGTTAGGTATATAAGCAAAGCTAAATTAATGGAAGTATCGGCTGTTACTTTTCCGGCGAATGATAAGGCACAGGTAACAATGGTTAAAAGTCTAGGTGAATCAGGTTTTAAAACCAAAAGAGATTTTGAAGAAGCTCTAAGATTTATGGGCTTTTCTCAAAAAGAATCAGCAATAATAGTTTCTAAAAGCTACCCAGCCTTAGAAAGTCACTGGGATGGTGATTGCGAAAAGGGTAATCAGAGTGATTCTGATTTAAAAAAATCTTTAGAAAATTTATTAAATACAATTAAGGTAACTTAAAATGGAAAATGAAGTTAAAAAGGTTGTTGATGATATTCAGAAAAGTTTTCATGACTTTAAAGAAGCCAACGACAAATTAATATTGGATACTAAATCTGATATTTTACAAGAATTGAAAGTTGATAAAATCAATGATCATATTTCTGACTTAGAAGAAAAAATGGAAAAAATAATTGCTTCTCAATCTGCACCAAAGCAAATTGAATCAGAAGGTAACGAAGCTTTAAGTGATTATAAATCCGCTTTTGTCAGTTATTTAAGAAATGGTAACTCTTCGGGTCTTAAAGATTTAGAAAGAAAATCTCTTTCAGTTGGTACTGATACTGATGGTGGTTTTTTAATTACTCCTGAAATGACTGGAATAATTGAGGGTATTTTTACCGAAACATCTCCAATGGAATCTATTGCATCTGTTCAATCTATATCAACGGATTCTTTAGAGCTTCCAATAAGAGTAACAAATGCGGCTACAGCTACTAAATCTGAAAAAGGTTCTGTTTCTGAAACTGATACTTTTGAGCTTGCTCTTAAAACTATACCAACTCATGAGATATATGCAGAGCCTGCAATCACTCAAAAGATGCTAGATGATGCCGATATTAATATTGAGGGTTATCTTGCAAATGAAGTTGCAACTAGGTTGGCTGAAAAGAAAAACGCAGCTTATGTTTCTGGTGCTGGTGTTTCTGGTGCTAAAGGCTTTTTGTCTAATACAGCCGCATCTCCTGCCCTTGGTTCTGATCAAGTTCAGTTTATTCTTTCTGGTTCTGATGGTAGTTTTGATGGTGATGATATTATTGACTTATTTTACACGTTAAAAGATAAGTACGTTAATAATAATACTAGATTTGTTATGCCTAGAGCTGCTGAAAAAATCCTTAGAAAGCTTAAAGAGGGTTCTTCTAATGAGTATATTTACAGCTTTGATTCAGTTGGTAAAGTTGGAATGGCAATGGGCATTCCTATTGTTAGATTTGATGATATGACTGATCCCGCTGCTGATTCACTTTCAGTTGCTGTTGGTGATTTTAATCAAGGTTATCAAGTTGTAAATAGAGTTGGTCTTAGAACAATCAGAGATGATGTTACTTCTAAGGGCTTCATTAAGTATTATACTACTACTCGTTATGGTGGCGATGTTAAAGTTGCTGAAGCGATTAAAGTATTAAAACTTGGAACTAGTTAATAATTGTAAAAAAGGAGATTGTTATGCCTAATAGAGATGGTGCAAACGATAAAGTCGGTTCTATAGGAACTGTAGTAACTGCAATTTCAAGTGATACTACTACTGCTGGTGCGGTTGTTGATTGCTCTGGATTTGATATAGTAACTTTTGAGATTTTCTCAAATGCTTATACTGATGGTACTTATACGCCATTAATCAACGAAAGTGATGATTCTGGTATGTCAGGTGAATCTGCTGTTGCTGATATTGATTTAACTGTAACAGAAGCTGATGCGGCTGTTGATGCAGCTAATACAGTTAAATATATATCTTATATTGGTAATAAGCGTTACATTACTTGTGATATAGTCTCAACTAGCACTAGTTCAGGTGCTTCGGTTGGCGTTAACGTTATCAAGGAAAAAGGTGCTTTACTCCCTGAGTAAACATTTAGGGGGTATGTATTTAGTTGCATGCCCCTTTATTTTAATAGGAGATAGTTATGCAGAAAGTTAAAATATTAAAAAATTTTTCAATAGCTTTTGATGGTATTAATATATCTAGGCTAAAAAAAGATGAAGAGATTGAAGTTAATGATTATGAGCTTTCTAGGTTAATTCATTATGGTGTTGTCGAGATAAAAGAAAAGCCTAAGAAAAAAGGCAAAACTAAAAATTTAGATATTGAAATAAAAGAAAAGCCTAAAAAATAATGACAAGATTTTTAAACAAGAAAACATCTGTAGTTACTCCGCCTGAAAGCGAGCCTGTTACCACAAATGGCTTTAAGGCTTTTTTAAGGGTTGAGGGTGACACAGATGATAGTTTAATTGCTGATATGTTAGTTGCGGCGAGAGAGGCTTGCGAAAATTATACTAATACGGCTTTTATAAATACTGTTTTTAAACAAGTACAAAATGATTTTGAATATAGTGATTTAGCTCATTATTCAATAAGAGATGAATTAGCTTATAGGCAAGATGTTATGACGCTTGATCTAAAGCAACCTTATATTAAACTAAATAAATCTGGGCTTAGTTCGGTTGCTAGTGTAGTTACTTATGATGAGAATAATAATGCATCTACGTATAGTTCTGATAATTATTTTGTAGATGACTCTAATAATCAAATTATAATAAATGAAAATGCTTCATTGCCAACTAATATAAGAAGTCGAAGAGGTGTTGAGGTAATATATACGGCTGGTTTTGGTGCTAATGCATCTGATGTGCCAATGGCTATTAGGCAAGCTATATATATATATACGCAATCAATGTATGATTTTAATCGTAATCCAGAGGATCTAATAGCGGAAGCATATGACTTGCCTATAGGTGCTAAGAGTTTATTAAATCCGTACAGAATGGAGATTGGCATTAATGGTTAGTATTGAAGTATCGGGGCTTAGAAAATTACAGCAAGAAATGATAGATGATGCTTCTGCAGTTTATAAAGGTGTTAGAGGTGCAATAGTTGAAACTGCTTATGAAATTCACAATGACGCTAAAAAAAGCCTTAATGAAGGTGGCAAAAGTGGAAAAACATATAAGAAATATAGACCTAGAAGAACTCATAAAGCATCTGCAAAAGGTGAAGCTCCTGCAACAGATACTGGCAATTTAGTTAATTCTATTAAAGTTAATGAGCAAATTGGTTTAAAGGCTAAAGTAGAAGCTAGTGCTAAATATGCAGGTTATTTAGAAGATGATTTAGATAGACCTTTTATGCAACCAGCTTATGAGGAAAATTTAGATTTTTTAGATAGGAAATTAAATAAAGCAATTGATAAGGCGTTTCGATAATGGCTAGATACGATATAGAGCAATATATAGATGATTTTTTAGATAAGTTAAAAGGTGAGCTTAATACTAAAATCACAGCTATTAATACTGATAAAGGCGATACTTTATTATCAACTGTTGCTAATTCAGCTTATTATTTTAAAAAGCAAAGCCCTAAAAGAAAGGCTGATTCGGTTTTTGTATATTACGAGCCTTACGAAACTGTAGAAATTGATGATGAGAAAAATATGAGAGGGCTTGCTAATCCTGCAAAAACATATCCATTTGAAGTGGGTATAGCTTTTGGGAATAACAATAGATATGCAGATGATGATTTAACAAATTTTAAAAGGGTTATTAGATATCAAAAGGCTTTTGAATCTGCTTTGAGATGCGTTAATAACAAGTTACGAGGGTATGGACAATTAACCCTTTCTCAAATACAATCAAGTCAAGTGCAGAGAAATGAAGGCTTGCTTCATGTTTCTGCTTTTACAGTAAATATAACTTTAGGTGGTTAACATGGTTAAGATTATACCTGCAAAAACAGGCTTATATGAAAAAACAGAAAATAAGTTAAGGTGGAGATATTCTTTTATTGAGGGTGTTGAAATTGAAATTGATGAGCGTGTAAAAAATGACGTTCAAGCAAAGGGATTTATTAAAAAACCAACTAAAAAAACTAAAATAAATAAGGAGAATTAAAAATGGCTATAGTTGAAACTAATAAAAGGTTTGGCGTTCACTCAATGATGTTGCATGATATTTCTAATGGATTTAGGCCGTATCAAAACTCATTTATTAAGATATTAAATAATTTTAATATTAACTCTACTACTGAAATGATATCTTTAAATGGAGGTAGTAGAAAAGATGCTTGGGCTGCTGAAGATGGCTTAAGGACAAATGAAATATCGTTGTCGGTTTCTCAATTTGAGCCTGCTATGTTTCAGCAATTTGCGGGTGCTGTTATGACGCAAATATCAGCAAGTGCTACTGGTTCTATAGTAAATGCTTTGATTAATACTAAAGGCACTTCTATGGTTGATGCTACAACAGGCTTCGCATCTGTTGGTGTAAAATCTTCTGATGAAGCTGATTTAAAAACTGGTAATTACTTTGTTGTTGCAACTGGTGCAGCTACTTTTAATCTTTATATAGATACTGATTTGCAGTTTAATCGTGGTACTGATGTTAATTTTCAAGATCAAACTTATAAATTGTTAGCATCTGATTTAACTTTGCCTGGCTCTGATGGAACTGTTGATGCTAGTGATTATGGTTTAGAGTTTACTGGTGGATCAGGCACTATAGCATTAACTGAAGGCGATGTTGCTATGTTTACTGTTTCTCCTCCTCACTCTGGAATTAACAAATATTCTGTTGGTGAGATTGGTGAAGGCTCTAATTACGTAGGCGTTACTTGTTGGAGTGAAGTTCAAAGTGATGGTTCAGTTGATGGTATTATTTTGCCTAAAGTTAAATTTAGTGGGTTACCTTTGAATTTTACAGCAAAAGAATTTGCGACTGCTGACATTACGGGTACTCCTGTAATAGGTTGCTCACCTATAGATGGAAAGCAAAAATTATATGATGAAATTCAAATTAGAGGCGTAAACACTGATGACTGCTAATATTGAAAGCCTCTCTTCTTTTGGGGAGAGGTTTACTATTAAATCTCCAAAAAGAGAAAGGGCTTTGGCTTTCCAGTTTAAGCCTCATACTCTTACTTTGATTGGTAAAATTAATAATGAGTTTAAAACTGATGAAGATGTTGAGGGTTATAACCTTGCTATGAAAAAAATATCTGAGTTAGATTTTAAGGTTGCTAGTAAATTTATCTGGTTATGTTTGGAAAAAAAGCCTAGTGAATTTGATGAGTATGAAAAATTTGAAGATTTCCTGTTAAATGAAGTCAACGATATGGAGTTAGTTTTTAAGTTAGTTGGTTATGCTAGAGAAACAATGATGCCGGACTTTACTTATGAAAAAACAGATAAAAAAAAAGTAATGATAGGCAGTCTGATAATTATATTAGCAATGATTGGTATGACAAATATGCTTTTTTGGCTTTACGAACAAGCCTCACCTATCAAGAGTTTCTTAATCTCACTCCTAGGCAAATTCAGCGTTTAACTTATGCCGTTCACAAAGCTGATTATGAAAAGCAAGGCGGTGATCCAGTTAAATATAAAGACCCTATAAATACAAGTGATCAAGTCTTGGAATCAAAAGATAAAAAAGCAGAAGATTTATTAAACTTTTTTGAAAATAATCAAGGAAATTTAAGCACTGTTATTAAATCATCTAAGGTTTAGCAATATTGTTATTTAGGTAAATTTATATCATAATATATTTATGGCTGATGTTAAAAAAAGAGTAGTAATAAATATAGTTGGTGACGACTCAAAGTTTAGAAAAACTATGAGCGGAATTGGTGGTATTGCCAAAACTGCGGCAGTAGCGGCAACAGCTGCTTTTGGTGCGGTAACAACTGCCACAATTAAAACAGTAAATGCTTTTAGTAGGTTTGAGAGTCAATTTACTACTGTAGTTACTTTGCTTGATGAATCTAGTTTTAAAACAAAGACTTTAACTCAGGGTATTAATGATTTAAAAAGCGGAGTATTAAAATTAAGATCAGAAACTGGTGAAAGTTTCGAAAACCTTAATAAGGGTTTGTTTGACTTAATATCGGCTGGTATTGATGCAAGTGAGGCAATAGACACTTTGAGAACTGCTACTAAGTTAGCTAGAGCTGGTGCAACTAACACATCTATTGCAGTTGATGGGCTTACAAGTGTAATAAAAGCGTATGGACTTAATGCTAGTGAAGCTGAGTCTATTTCTCAAAAATTCTTTACTGCTCAAAAATTCGGTAAAACGACAATAGAGGAATTATCTACTGGCTTTGGTGATGTTGCATCAAACGCTAAGTCTTTGGGTGTTAGCTTTGAAGAAGTAGTATCTGCTGTTAGTGCCGCAACTTTAGGGGCTGTTGAAACTAATAAAGCTTATACTGGTTTAAGAGCTGTTTTTGCAAATATTATTAGACCTACAAAAGAAGCAAGGGACGAAGCTAAGAGATTAGGTATTGAGTTTAATTCAACGTCTTTAAGAAGTAAGGGGCTGAATAAATTTCTTAAAGATATTACGGAATCGGCTAATTTTAACTCAACAAGTTTAGAAAAACTATTTAGCTCAGTTGAGGCAACAACTACTATTATGGCTTTAGCTGGTGAGCAATCTGGGGATTTTGATAGAATTCTCGGTGAGTTAAATGACGAAACTAAACTGGCAACTAATTTTAATAAGGCACTTGCTGAGCAATCTGGCAATGTAAAACAAAAATTCGATGAGATAAGGGGTGTTGTCGAAACTTTGATTGTTAGAATAGGTGAAAAGTTAGCACCAGCAGTAGGTAAGTTAGCAGATGAGTTTCAAGGTTATTTAGATACTGTAACAGATGATGAGTTGCAAAGAATTGCTGATGGCATGTCTGCAATATTTGATGTTGTTATAGCAATAGCCAAAGCCATTAATACTGTGGTTCAGGGCTTTGGTAAGCTTGCTGAGTATGGCAGAAGCGTTGGAAAGAGAAAAGCTAATTTTGAAACGTGGGCAAGTTCTGGTTCATCTATGGGCTTTTTTGAATGGCAAGAAGCTCAAAGAAAACAAGAACAACAAACAGAGCCTACTGTTGTTGGTAACGGTGGTAGAAGCTTCCCTATTGAGGGTGGTTTTAGCACTGAAAAAAATCAATCTATGCCAGAAGATGCAGAAGATGATCCTGTATCAACTGGCGTGGCTAAAATCCAGTCTGGGTTGCCAGCAAATGAAGAGGAATACGATGCTGTAAAAGAAGAAAAGGCAAAGCAAGATGAGGAGTTAGCTAATCAAGAAAAGGAAAAAAGAGAGAGGGAGTTAAAAGCAGAAAGAGAGCATAGAGAAAGAATGAATAAACTTCTTTCGACTAGCTTACAAGATAAAATCGATATTTTAAATGATGCAAATGCTACAGAGCAACAAAAAAGTCAGGCTCAATATGCTATATTAGAACAATTAGGCAAGGCTTATGGTGGTAAATTGCTAGCACTAAATAAGATATTAACTATTAAGAATTCTATATTAAATATTCAAGAGGGTATAACTGAGGCTTTATCTTTGCCGTTTCCTGCTAATTTAGCGGCGGCGGCAACTGTTGCGGCTCAAGGTGCTGGTGTTTTAGCCACCGCAAGAAATGTTTCTGACACAATTAGCGGTGCGGCTCAAGGCACTATTGTAGGTGGCACGGATACAGGTCAAGATAATAGAATGATGGCTGTTAGAAGTGGTGAAATGATATTACCACCTGATCTGGCTGTCAGTGCCGCACCTACAATAAGAGATATTATAAGAAATGAAGATCAAATAGGAAATCCTCAATCTGCAACGAGTAGTAACAGAGTTCAAGTTGAGTTTGTTGGTGATGCTGGTAGATTGCTAAGGGAAATTGATAGAGAAACTAATTACGTGCAAGGCTTATGAGTATAACAGAAAATAGCGGAATATATTTTTTTACAGATAGTAAATGTCTGGGGCGTGATGGTGCATCTTGTGTTGCCTCAAGCGGCACCTTGTCACAAGACTATATATTAAATTTTAACAAGGCTTTTGTTTGGCAAAGCTCTGGGAGTGATGACACTACTACAGAAACCTTAACTATTACATTTCCATCAACGCAAACTATAAATAGTTTGTTTTTAATTAATCATAATTTTAAAAAGTTTAAAATAACTTATAACTCTGGTAATAATTTTACTAATGTAAAAACTGCTAATATATATGATATTGGTGCTTTCGCAGATGAAGATGGGGCTATATTTACAGATAATGATAGTAATTATTTTACAGATGGCGAAGATGATTTTAGCACAACTACTCAAGAGATTTATTTTGAAGATTATAATAAAAACACAGCTTATTTTGAATTTGATTCAGTATCGGTATCTACAATTGAAATTACAATATATACTACTCAAACAGCAGATGCGGAAAAAACATTAAATATATTTTCAGCTCAAGAGATTATTGGTAATTTTAGCAATTCTGGCTTAGATCAAAATAATCCAAATATAAATTATAATGAGAAACAATATAACAATATATTAAATAAGCCTTTTATTAGAAAAGGTATAGAAACTTTTAGTTGCTCAATTAGAGTGCCGTATGCTTTTACGCAAGCTGATGTGGATTTAATAGAAACATTGCAGGATAGGGAAGAGCCTTTTATGGTTTGGTTATGTGGCGGTAAACAAGGTAACAATTATTTCAGAGTTAATGCAAAACCATATAGATTAGAAGATGTATATCGGGTTCAAAATGTAAGAAACTCAAGCCCTAGTTTTAATCAGAATATTTACGTAACTGGATATAATAATTCATTAAATGTTGTTGAGGTTGCTTAATGGCTATTGAACAATACAAAGTTGAAATTAATCCGCTAGAAAAAGATGGCGTTTACAAGGGTGCTACTGACTATACTGAATGGGTAGGTAATATAAGTGAAATTACTAGGCAGGTTGATGATGGTGATTTTGATATAGGTATATTTAGCTTTGATACTGTTAAGCTAGATATGATTGGAGATACTGGGTCAATAACAACAGATGGAAAGTTCTTTGATGTAAATTCTACTAGCTCTATATTTAAGTTTAAAAGAGACTTAGCAAAGGTTGATGTATCTTTTATGGATAAAAACGCAACAAGTAATTTACAGTTTTCTGGATTAGTAAATGATACTGCCTGCGTTGATAATATTAATAATGGCAATACAAAATTAGTAGTAATTTCTAAGGCTGGTATATTTAATAAAAATGTTGTTGTTGGTGGTGCGGTTTCTAATGGTATGACTGTTAAAGAGGCTTTGGAAAGCTTATTAAATAGACCTATAATAACAAACTATATTAATTATAATGCGGCTAATATGAATCCAGCATTAAACGTAACAATAGATAGGGGTTCTGAGTTAGACAATTTATCTTACAAAGCGGCTTTAGATAAGGTTATGCTTGCTAGTGGCTCTGTTTTGTTAATAAATTCTAGTGGTGATATAATTGTTAAGGATAGATCAGATAACGGCAATGCAGTTCATAATTATTATAATGCTGGTGATCCGCTAGGCAGAAATAATATAATTGCACTTGCTAAATATAATACAGGCGTTCAACGCTCTTTTAACTTTTTTGAAATAGATAAAACAGTAGCGTTTGATAATAACTTAATAAATGCGTATGGATTGCGTAAGAAAAGCATAGCTGTTGATGATATAATTACTAATATAGAAACTAGACAACAAATAGTTGATTATTATCTAGATAATTTTAGCTACCCTAAACAAGAGCTAGAATTAATTGTTCAAAATGAAGAGGCAAAAAATGTTGAAATACTAGATTTATGTAGTTTGGATTATAAGCCTATATTAAAAAACTCAAATGTTAATACGCCTTTTAGCTTCCCTGATAATACGCCAGTAGTCTTGAATAAAAAAACAATATCAGCTAATATAGGTTTTAAGGTTATAGGAATATATATTGATCCTAAATCAAATAGAACGACTTTAAAATTACGTGAAATAGGCAAAAATACTAAGGATAATACTATTTAATGGGAACTAATAATTATACAGATTATACATCAACGCCAGTAGCTCAAAGTCCAGCTAACAGGTTTGATCAATATTTTAATGGTTTAGTGACTGATTTAGTGCCTAGGAATTCAAGCGGTATTCCAACAGCTAGTGCTGGTAAAAATGGAACTCCTCTCTATCCTTGGGCTGAGATTAATACTGATGCGATTGTGATAAACGGCACGCCATTTGATCCTAATGTTAGATTAACAGATGCCAATCAAATTAATTCAGGTGCTACACGTTCTGGAAGTGAACAACCTTTATTTTTACAAGCAGATGGATCAACAAACGCTTTAACTATATTAGCAACTACTACTGATTTAAAATTAACTATTAATAGTGTTGCTGTTACCTTTGACACAGATGTTGCAGTTTCAAGCTTAACTGTTGCACCAAGCTCAAATAATACTTGCGATATAGATAATTCTGATTTTTCAGATCAAGAGTTTACTAAGTATGTAAAAGAAATTGCTTATGATAATGCAGGCTCAGAAATAACATCTTTAGATGGTCAATTTGCTGCTTTTAAAAAAGATACTGAATATTTTATAGCAAAAATAGACAATACAAATTCTGTATTAAAAGTGTATCAAAGAGGGTTTTTCTTTGATGATAATAATGATCCTATAGCTAGGGTAACTTTAGCCGATAATGATACTATAACATTAATGCAATTAGCTTGGATTTATGCAGATGATTCTGGTAGCTCCGCAAGTGTTGGTTATACAACCCCTACATATTCAGCTTCGCAACCTGTAAGTGCGGTGACTAATGATTATTGGTTTGATTTAGCTAACGAAGTTTGGAAAAGGTACGATGGAGCGGCATGGCAACAAGTTGATAGGATATTAATAGGTTATGCGGTTATTGATTCAAGTAATTGCGTTGCAACAAGATGCATAGATTTTAGCAAGGAATATAAATCAGAAAATACATTTAGATTAGAAAAAGCTACTGATAGTACGCTTCAAACTACTACTGATTTTGAAAATAAAATATCTGTTTATGGCAATAACTTTTTTTATAATGGGCTTGTTACATGGGATATGGCAACAGATTTAGAATCTGGATTAACAGAGGCAAGTAATACTACTTATTATTTTTATATTACCAATACAGGAGCTGTTAAAATAAGTGATGAAGCCCCTGATTATTTTATTAATCGGAAGGGTGCTTATCATCCTTTTCATACTTGGCGTTTTGTTGCGGTGTGTAATAATGATTCTAGTAGTGATTTATCTCAATATGTTAATAATTTTCGCATAGGCGATAAAGAAATTTTGTATGAAGACTCCTACTTTGTTAACGCTTTTGGTTTAAAGGAAGTTAACGTTTTTATGATTGGTGGTGGTGGTTCAGGTGTTCCGCAGATTGGATCTGGGGTTAGTGGGACTGATAGCAAGATTAATGAAGATTTTATAGCTGAAGGGGGTGTAGGCGGCTCTTCTGGTGGTGCGGGAGGGTCAACTTCGGGAGTTGATATTGGATATGATGGTGGTAGTGCTTCAAGTGGCACAGGTGGATTAGTAAGTGATTATTTTCAACATAAAATACAAATATCACAAACTGCCGCAGCTGGCAATAGTGATGCTAATTTGTATGGTAATGGCGGAGGAAGTGCCTTAAGCACTGCAGGTGGTGCAGGAGGAATGGCGTCTCATACATTAAAGTTAATAAATGATGTTTATTTTTTGCAAGTTGGTCAAGGTGGTGCAAGGGGTGGCGGTGCTAATCCAGGTGGTGCAGGTGCTAATGGTGTTATAATAATACAATTATAAGGTAAATTATGGTAAATACATTTGATTTTAATAACGTTAAACCTTCGATAAGTAGTTTTTCTATCAACGATAGGGTTGTTGCTGGTGATGAATCGGGCGGTTCTTATACGCTTGGCTTTGGTTCAATAGGTAATTTATTCTCTAGTTCTGTGTATAGCAATATCCAAGCTTCTGGTTCTGGTGGTATTACTTTTCGCACATCAAACGGTACTCTTGTCGGTCAATTTGGTGGCGGTGGAAGTACTACTTTTAACGTTCCTGTTGCTTTGCGGGTAAACAGCATTGATTTAACGCCCGAAGAAGGAACTTGGCCAGCAGAATTAGCTGACGCCACAACTGGGGGTAATGTTTCAAATACATCTGCTGATTTTGCAAACTACACTAAAGTTGGTGATTGGTGTGATTTAACTTGTCAATTTACTAATGTTGACTTAACTGGTTTAACGCTAGGGAATGACGTTATTCTGCGTGGTTTACCTTTTAATGCGAAGAATATATCAGCAACGGCATTTTTATTTATTGGAGGTGTAATGACAAGTGTTGTTACTTTTACAGACCAAATACATCCAGTTATTTTGGACAATTCAAACTATATAAGGTTTGTTCAAAATGAATCAGGTGCTGGTTTTAGCTATACAACCTTTGATGATTTAGGTGCGGGAACTTCAACGTTTAGGGTTCAAATTAGATACCAAACAGCTTAATAATAATTAAAACGGAGAAATAAAATGGAAAAGAAAACAATATTTAAAGTAAATTTAGAAGGTGAAGATTTAAATAGTTTATCTATTGCTAAGATTACTGAATTTTATGAAGGCGGTGAGAAAGTAGCAGAAAGTAAGCCTCTAAGAAAATCTTTTAGAAAATTAGATGAAGAAGGTAAAGAAAACCCTAACTTTGAAGAAGATATAGACAAGTTTACAGGTGAGAAAGACTTTATAAAAAACAAAGTTAATTTTTAGAAAGTGAGTGATGGTCAATACAAAGAAGCCGTAGATTTGGCTAACAAAGCTTTTGATGTAGGTGCTACATTAGCAAAATCATCTCAAGGCTTAGACGATTTAAAAAGTAATTTTCAAAGCCACAAAGAAGATATCTACAGGCGTATTGATGATTCAAATAAAAAACTTGAATCTTTACCTGATAAAAATGAAATTCAAGTTATGTTTACAAAAGAATCTGAGAAACTTGCTAATGGTATAATGAAGCATATAGATAAATTATACGATAATATTGAAGATGCCAAAAAATTAGCTAACCAAGCTGAAAAACTTGCTAAAAGTGTAGATCAAGAAATTAAAATAAGTAAACGCCACGGCTATATATTTGCAACATTAGTCGGATTGCCAATTATTGGCTGGATTATTAAATCAATCTTGGGAGAGTAATGCACATAGATCAGTACAGGTATTTAGTTATAGAACCCACTCTTCTGCATTTAAAAAAGTATGATAGTAAACTTTGCACAAAAGATGCTATAGATTTAATGCATGGAACTGTTTTACTTGAGGGTAGCAAAGGTAATGATGTTTATTATCATACTCAAATAAAGGGGCCAGCAAGAAGCCCTTTTCAAGTTGAACCAAATACTATGCTAGATAATTATACTAATTATTTAGATTATAGACCTGATTTTAAAGATATCATAGATGAGCTACTTATAGGATCTGATTTAGTAGAGAACTTATACTGCAATCCTTTTTTTGCCTGTGCAATGGCTAGGCTTGTTTATTGGCGTTCACCGGTTGCTATACCTGATCATTACAAAGGTAAAGCTACAATCTACAAAGAAATTTATAATACTGTTAATGGCAAGGCTAATTTAGAAAAAGCGATTGAAGTGTTTAGAAAAATAAGCTAATATCTATCTGTTTATCTAAGTACCTCAAAGCAACCTCTCAACGATGTCTTTGGGGTTTTTTATTTCATATTGCAAAATTAGCTAAAATAGGTTAAGCTTTAAAAGCAAAGTAATTCCCTTATTCGTGAGTTTCTGGAAGTTGCTCAATATAGCAAATAAGGTTTTTGCATAACAAAAGAGGATTGATATGGAATTTATAACTAATAACTGGGAACAAATAGTTTTTATCTTTACAGGTATTGTTACTGTTGCATCTGCTATAGCTGCTTTAACCCCGTCAGACAAAGACGATAAGTTTATAGCTAAGATTGTTAATCTATTTGCGTTAAACATCGATAGAGTTAAGAAAAAATAAAATGATTGATATATTAGAGATTATAAAATGGGGTGGTTATCCTTTAGCGGTAGCCGCCTTTTTTTATGGAAAGTGGATAGAAAGAAAAATCCAAAAAGGTAAATATAAAGACCATATTATAAAAGGAATTAGAAAAGCTAAGTTAAAAAGAGATGAAATTGAAAACCTTAACGATGATGATTTGTGGGAGCGTGCTTCTCGCTTCATGCGATAGCTTCTATACTGCTGAATATGTATGCGGTAGGTATAATTATATATCTATACCCGAAAACGCTGATAGGCAATTACTAGAGGATTTAGTAAACTATAACGAAAACTTAGAAGAGGATTGTAAACATTATTTAGGTTTTAATCTATAACAAATAATTAATTACATCGTTGCAATACATATTTGTATAATTCTGCTTGTCTATAACCTCGATAAGCTTATCATTTGCGTAATACTGAGCTAGGATAAAACCTACTAAAATCATAATTGCTATATTTTTAAACATCGATGCTAGCCTTTATTAGTTTTTTAATATACGCAGGATCTCTTTTAAGTTCTAGGTCAGCTATATACCTAGTGATTTGATTGTGTTGCATATCAAAGTGTTTAGCTATATCAGCAACTCTAATACCAAGCTTGTATAAATATTCTATATCATCTCCGTGTTTCTGTAATTTTGTAGTATCTTTCTTTCTAGGAAAGCCGTTTCTTGTTAGTGTGTCACGACATACGTTAAGAGCCTCGCAGGTTTCCTTCATAGAATAGCCTTTATTAATATAAGGTTGTAATATTTCTTTAGTAATTTTTCTCATATTCTTTCTGCTTTTAAATAATAATTTACTGTTTTATATGACTGGCGTTTACTGTGTGTCTTTAAATAAAACAACTCAGATGATTTTAACATAGCTCTATAGCCCCGGGCATCTAATCCTATCAACATCTTGCAAATTGATAAATCTATCTCACCTTGGAGGTGTAGTAAAAATACTGTCATTTTATCATTATAATCCATAAGCCTAAAATTATTATTGCTACTGTTAAAGCTAAGATGTCCATTTAATCCTCATAATACTCCCTTATTATCCATGATTCAAAGTAAGTCACTATCCACTCGTCATAGAATTCTGCTAACGCTGAATCCCTAAGCTTGCCACATCTTAACCACTCCGCAACATCACAACATGAGAAGAAAAATATTCCTAACGCTAAAAAGAATAATGCTATAGGCGATGCTATTAAGTGAATTAGAATTACTATTATCTGTCTAAGTATTTTCATATTTAGCCTCGTTCCCATTAATAAAATATTCCTGCATAGATTTACTTTTTGGAAACCACTGTAGCCAACCCTTATTTGTTATTCCTTTCTTAAATAAAATTATGGTTATATCATTTTTATGTTCTACTGGCGACCATTCGTAACCGCCTTTTACAACATAATTATCTTTAACTTTTTTTACACTTCTAACAATTATTTCTTTATACGGACATGCATCATTTAAAAACGCACAAAGATATATTTTTTTACTAAACATATCAAAACTCATATTTATAATTAATAACACTTACTCTATCAGTAATCTGAAATAAGAATCCATAATTGTTATACATAGTTTCTATCTGCAAAGCACCACTAGGAATAAAATCTGAATCACTTCTATTTTCTGACTTCTTACCATATCCATTTCTAACCCCACCTGCTAAACCTACAGATAGCCAATCATTGACATTATACATATACTCAGCATGTAAGAATATAGATTCGTTATTAACACTATTCTCGTTAACGTATATAGCCTGTAAGCCGTAACCTGATTCATGCCTATATCCAAAACCTAGGCTATCCCAGTAATTCTCGTTCCAGTCTTTGCCTTGATAATTTCTATCCTGATAATGATAGCCTGTTATTGGCTTGATTATACTGTATTCACCTGCCATAGCTACGCAACCAAACATAGTTAAACAAATAGCTACTACTGAATACCATAGTAAATTTGCTTTATCGTATAAATTCATCGTTTATTCCTTAATATTAATTTCAAACGCACCTTCTTTAAAACTAATCTTTTTAGCACTAGTAACATTTAATAAATCTTGAGTGGCTTCATTTAAGATAATTTTTTCTAACTTAGTGCAAGTAATTTCTATTTCCTCAATAGGAGTCTTAATAGATACTTTTTTCTCTGCTTTATATTTTCTAACAAAATCTATAATTTTAACAATTAACTTGCCTGCTATTAAAGCTTCTTCATTATCTTCTCTAGGTTTTTCAAACTCTGTTAAAATAAAATCTAAGCATGCAAAAAAAGCTACAATTGCACTTTGATCTTTTTCATAAATTCTGATTTTAACAAGCTCTAAATAATTATCGCAGAAGTTCCAGAAAAACTCTTCTTTAACATGCCTAGCTCTTCCTGGGTTATTTTTATTTAAAGCTTTTTGTATTTCCAATTTAGTTTGATATAATTCTTCCAAAATCCATTGGTCAGAGGCATTATCTATTCCGTGCAAGCTACTAAAATTCTTTAAGCTCTTTATCTTATTTTCGTATAACTGATTTAGATCCTTTGCCATTTTTACCTCTGTTTAAATTTATAATATCGTTTATTTATTAAATCCTTTAGCTTTGTAGGCTCATTAGAAACCCAATATATTAGAGTCCAGTTGCGACTATAATATTTCCGCATCTCGTTTCTATGGATAAACTCATAAAGCTTATTCCCTATTGTGAGCCAGTAAAGTCTCTTCACTTTTTACCTCAATTTTTCTTATGCAATCAAATAAAATATCTACAAGCTCCTCATCAGAATGCGGTATATTCCTATATTCATTTAGAGCTTTGCTAATGTTTACCTGAATATCTTCGAATTTATCCAATAAATAATTTGGTAAATTTTCGTTAAAGCCTTCTATAGATTGCCAAGCGTGTATATTCTTATGATCAATCTCAACATCGGTGCAAAGCCATCTATGCGAGCCGTCTTTATTCCTTCCTAAATAGCAAGCAACATCATAGTTATAATCACCTTGCCCTTGCGTATGGCAGATTAAAACTTGCACATCTGTAGGCGGTAATATGTTTTTTGTTAATTTTACCCAGTTCATTCCTCACCTCTGATATATTTTTGGACTGCTTTAACCTTTCCACTAAAGCCAATAGGATAGCTTTTTACAAGCATATATTTAATTTTTTGCTCATCCTCAACCCTATCAATCATAGCCTGATAGTCTTGGAGTGTTTTCTTTACATCTTTATACAGAGGTATAGGCATCGAAGCTTTATCAGTCCAAACTACTTCGTTACGCATTTTCTCAATTAATTCTGATTCTGTATATTTTGTAGGGAATGGCAATCCTGTTATTTTATTTTCTTCTGACACTTTCTTAACAGGCACTGGATTATATTGCCCATCACCATTTACTTCCCATACAATTCCATCAGCTTCTTCAAAGTTATCTACTTTTTTGTATGTCATACCTCACCTCTGATATATTTCTGTATTCTTGATGCAGTAATTTTCGACCATAAAATATTACTTTCAGATGGTATAAAATCTTGCATATATTTAGCTAGCGTATCTCTATCCTCAACCCTATCAATCATAGCCTGATAGTCTTGGAGTGCTATTTTAGAATCTTCAAACAAATTCTTTGCCTCAAGTGGGTCTACACCTTCATCACTATAAAAATCATCCAAGATGTTTTCTAGTCTCTCAATCAACTCTTTTATTTCTTTGCTATTTGTCATTTGTAACCTCTATTATTTCCGTGCAGTCTTTAGCCAAATACATTCTAATCTCTTGGTTAAATTCGTAATAAAATAATACCACTATAAAAAATAACCACATTCCAAATATATAAAAATAATGACTTAGCTTTTTAGTAACCAACTTAGCCAACCATTCGTCAAATTTTTCTTCTTTATCACTCATCATCACCCCCAAAAATCTCTGAAGTTTTATCAGTAAATACAAAGTAAGCTACTACCATTGCTAAACCCATAAAAATAAATAAACCTGTTAATAAAAACATCACTCTTTACCTTTGTTTAATATTTGTTTTGCTTTCTTATATTCAGGAAATAATGGCTCACTTGTTACATCACCAAATAGCTTTTCATTCGCCCAATGTGACCAGTTGCACATACCCTGTAAAGCCTTCTCTAACTCCGCTATCCTATCCAAAGCATTATATAAAGCCTGTGTGTTATCTGTTTTTATTGTTTCGGTCATAACTATTCCTTATTTGGTGGCGGTGGCAAGATTCGAACTTACATCAGTCTTCAAAGGACTTACTATCTAGAATTGAGCTTTTCCGTTAAGCTACACCGCCATAAATTATTAATTACTAAAAAACTTAATCGCCCATACCCAAGTATAACCAATAGATAAGCCCATTAAACAAAATATAAAAACCGCAATTACAAACTCCGTAAAAGTTGCATCTTCCATTTCTAACTGTTTCATTTTATCATTTACTTCGTACATTTTTTCCTCACTATTCTGTTAATTTGATCTTTACTCCAAAACTTATATTCTCTTTTGTCGGTGCTAAATTTTAGCGTATAATAATCTAGCAACCATATATATCTAATTTCATAACTCATAAGTCCTCGTCATTACGTTCAGCGATAGATTCTATTTCATCTTGTTCATATCTATTGCGTTTTTCCTCTTCATCTTGCCATTGGTAATGCTCTTCGTATGCTAACCAAGCATTGCTAGATAAATCCTCAATAGATATTTTGCCATCTTCAAAACAAATAGTATGCTGGTAATCATCTATATTGTTTTCACATCTTGGACTATGTGCAAAACCCAACTCTTTTATAGCCTCTTTTTTAGTCCAGCAAAAAGGTTCATCGGCTTCGTTGTATATATCTCTAATGCATGCAAAAATGTTAATGTAGTATTTCATATTTTCCCTCGTTTGTTGTTAAGGGTACTATATCAGATAATATATTATTTGTTAAGTAATTTCTTTACAGTAGATTTATTATTATCTATATAGTCGCAAATATCGCACAGTGTGTTGATGTTGACATTAAGATTAATTTTATAATTTTCCTTTTTTTCTTTAGCTCCCAAATAATTATATTCGGTTATTCTGCTATCGCCTCTTACAATCTCTGCTTTATGCAAAAGTTTAAATAACTCGTCCCCGGTAATACCAATTTCACTTATAGCTTTCCTGATATATTCCTGCCTTTCTTTTATTAGTTCAAGTTTAGTTTTCATCATTTACATCTTCATTAATTCATCAGTTAAAACTTTTAATCCTGTTTTCTCAATTCGATTTTCCAAGATATTTACTTGCTTCTTCTGTTTCCATTGATTGCCGAATTACAGAATACTCCTCGACGTAAAATTTCTTATATTCATTTGGAATTTCTTTGCCCCTTACCCAATAAGGAAAGCCACTTTTAGGTTTGCTTTCTAAGCTCCATTCGTGCGTTAAACTTTTTAAATGAGACCTAACAGTTTCGGGCTTACGAAAAAAAGATCCTAAATGAGTATAAATAGGATCTTTATAGCTAATGAAGCCTTGAAAAGCCTTGTTATTTTCCCGATTGCATATTCTGTATAATTTAAATTCTGGTTTTTTAACCATATCAATTTTCCTTATTTATTTTGTTATTATTTTTTAAAAGGGTTTTTAAAGTTAAAAATATCTTGAAAGAAGCAATAGACATGTGTCAACCCCATATTTACTGCCCATTCAGGAATTTCATTTACTAATGGGTAAATTTCTATTCCTTCATTCCACCACTGATCTAAGTATTTTTTATCCGCATATACGTCAAAACTATATTCTTTGCCTGACTTTCCCTTTACTGATAGTGTCATTTTAATTTTACTCATTTTCAACCTCAACTCTTAACCCTATTTTCTCACTATACTCTTTTAGATACTCGATACGCTCTTTTAAATAGCCGTCTTTCTCATCGTATATAGTAGTGCTATTGTCTATGTTATGTATTGTTATTTTCATTTTCGACACTTTTAATTAATAATCAGTATATCATACTATGAGCAGTCAAGCTTTCTTTTCCTTGGTTTCGTCGGGCTTGGCTGCTTCTTTCCAATAATCATCTTCTATTTTTTGCCATATAACTTCACGTTGCTTTCTGGTTATAAAACCATGCGTATAAAGCAGCTTAACGCTAAAGTTACACGCCTCTAAAAAAGTCATCCCGTTTGGCAAAGGTAATTGATTGTTATATTTCATATCTTAACCTCGTATAAAGCTTTGCTCGCAATGCGTTGTAACTTATCAATGTCCTGCTTATAAAAATTTGCCCACTGTTCAGCGTTCCAATTTTCTGCAATATCTCTAGCAGGAAACGTATTTATTTCCCTTAAAGCATCTTTATACTTAGCTACATATTCAGGGCTGTATGGCGATTCTAATTTGGCTTTATTAACTAAGTCTAAATACCTGTATATTTCCTCGGCAGCTTCCCTAGCTTCTGTAAACTCAACTCGCCATACATAATCTTCAATTATTTTATGTATATCTTTTATAAGCTCATCTTTGTTCATACCTAAACCCCCTCATAAAACATAGAATAAATAAGGCTAGAAAGACCTAAAAAAATTAAAGTTAAGAAGAAGAATCCGTAATAGCCATCTAGTTTGTTATTATTAACGCTTAAATACTCGCTTATTAATAAAACATTAGCTAACAATAACCAAAAAATACAAACATATAAAGTTGCCCTTAAATGTTTAAAAAGTTTGTGGCTTAGCAACTTCACTTCCACCCCCATCTACACATTTTATTAATTTTACTAGCTTCCTTGCTCAATTCAGGTGCAAGGTTTTTAATAGTTCCACTTGCTCTATCTTGACAAGCTTTCTCATCAAGCATAGTAGCTGATTGAAGTATTTTCTGTGCAAGCGTATTTATATATTTTGCCTGCTCTATTATATCTATCTTTGATGCACTGCTCATTCTCCGCTCTCCTTTTTGTTACTATCTAACCAAGCTTCTTCAAGTGCAACATTCACATTTTGCCTTGCTACTGATATTTCTTTCTTGCTATATTTCTCGTTTATAACATGCTTCATCATATCGTAATGGTACATGATGTTGTCTAGATGTTGCTCTTTGCTCATTCTCCGCCCTCTTTTTAATCTCCCACATTCTTTTATCATATGGGATTGGTCTATAAACTGGTTGTATTGGGTTAATCATTTTAATAAATCCGCTAACTCAACGATTTTATAGCCTTGTGGTTTTACGGCTTTGCCTTCTTTATTAAATTCTGGCTTGCCGTTAGCATTAAGTTTTGTGAGATTATTCTCACAAACACGCTTAAAACCTTCTTCAGTACGTTTTGCGGCTTTTTCTGGCTCAAATCCCTTCATACGCAAAAGTTTATAAGCAATATTTAAAGCCACGATTGCAGTATCAAATGCACCATCTAAAACCTCAACATCATCTTTTTGAGCTAAGGCGGCACCTATCTCGCTAGTTTCTTCTCTTAGGATATTATCCCATGAAAAAGTTAAATAACTATAATCAAGCCCATATTTCTGCAAATGAGTATTACGTGGGTCAAGCTCTATCTTTTCTGCAAATTCGCAGTTTAATTCTATTGGTGTTTTCATTTTACTCCTTTATTTTATATTCAAAAATCCTTCTTTTATACCCTTGCTGATAATCAATTATCTCTTGCGTATTAACTTCAACGCCTTTGTTTCGTATTTTCCATATCCAATGAGATAATCTATAACCAGCAGGAAAATCATTAACTGTTACTTTGCCTTTGCGTTTTATAAGCCTAACAATCTCAGCCTCTCTATTAGTTAATGGCTTAATTGTTTTTTTGCCTAGTAGGTCTTTTATCCAGTCAAACATTATCACCTCGCTATTATTTTTAAATACTGTTCATAAGCTTGCATTAATTGATCTTCATTAGGATTTGGTATTCTAAACCCTAAATCGTGATAGCAATCATGCTTGATATTCTCGACATAATCGAAAAATTTTCTAGTATCCAAAAACGCAGTTGAGTTTACTTTATATTTTCTTTTACAATACTCATGTATAAAATCTTTATTAAGTCCGACTTGCAATAAATACTCTAAAAACTCCCGAGGATTATCTTTAAAATATTTAAGCATCTCGTTATAAACAACTCCCCATAAATATTTGTTCTGTTGATTAGATCGTATATCATTATCATCTAACTTGCTACTTAAACTAACTTTAAAAGGCTTCCTACCTATTGCAGGTTTTACAGTATCGCATAAATCAAGCCAATCTTTCTCGCTTAGTATTATTTTTTCCATTAAAACCCCATTCTTTTAGCTAAATCCCAAGTTAATTTAGTATCCTGTAAATTATAGCTTCTTAATTTATCTCTACCCTCTTGAGTAGTTATCATTTGAGCAATTTTAGTTACATCAAAATCATCTTTTTGCTCACCTTTTAGAATAAACCTTGCAAGATTATCTAATTTTTCAAACTTACCAAAATCACAAAACTCAGCCATAACATCTATATGCTTAGATTCTGATTTAAACCTATCTGTATATTGTTTCATATTTCTGATAGTTGCCCATTCAAGCTTATGAATAATCCCGCGTTTAAAAATATAAGGAACATCAAACGATTTTCCGTTATATGTAATAATTTGCTTGCCTATAATTTTTTTCCAAAAGTTATTTAACAACTCTATTTCATTATCATCTGTTATTATATCAACCTCTTGTATTTCGTTATTATAATAAGCAATAGAAGCTATTTTGCCAGTTAGAGGCGATAAAGCCATTTTTTCTATTTGCTCTATTTTAGCTTTAACTTTAGCGTCCTCTATTTTATCAGGGTCTTTTAACCTGCTATCAATGCTTGGTTCTGGCAACAAACCAACAACAGACTTATCTGGCATAGTTTCAATATCAATAGCTATTTGATTAGATTCCTTTATTTGTTTAGTATAATTATTCATTTTGTTTTCCTATTAATTATTAAAATGGTATATCATCATCTATAAGCTCATTTTCTTTTGGCGGTTCATAAGCTTTAGCTAATAATAAAAATTTATCATTTAATTGATCTGCGTATTCTTCTCCAAATGTTTTTTCTGACCACGTTACCCACTTATCCTTCAAAGGCTTAACCTGATTATATTTATCAGCATCATCAACCCTATCCAATGTTGCAAATCTATCTTCATATGTCTTTTTTAACTTAGCTTTATTAGGTTTTTCTTGCTTAGGATTATCATCTGTTATTTCTGGCTTTGCATTATCAACCTTTTTAAGGTTGCTCCAAACTTCTTTATTATCATAAGTTATAGTAAAATGCGGAATGCCTTTTTTAACTTCAAAAGCCGAAACATCTAAATTATTAGCAAAAAACTTCTTAGGTTTATATTGAGTTTTATTAGTTTTTGGATTTGTGAACTCTTGCATATCCCATTTTATAAAAATAAAAGGGCTTCTATATAACTCAATACCGATTCCAAATTTATACCCTGCACGCTTAAAAGCATCTGAATAAGAACCCTTTTCTTTTTCTGTCATAGATTCTGTGCCAACGTCAGTACGGCTAACCCACTCATCGCCTGATTTAACTGTTATAGTGCAAGCTAATATACCTTTATTATCGTAATGATATGAGTTTTGCCAATTTAAACCAAATACATCGTTTAATCTTTTTACATCAGTTCTTGCGGTTTTATATAACAACAATGAAAAGCCATTTTTAAAATTAGAACCAACTCTTAATTCTACATCTTCAGCAGATAAAGGTTCGCATAACTTTTCTATAATAGTTTTTTCTTTACTCATAATATCCCTCGTTTTGTATACCTAATTTATACACATTACTAAAACCATGTAAAGAAATATTTTAACATTTTTTGCTTTATTTTAAATTTTAGTTGTGTATAAATTGACATAAGATAGTTTTAGTAGCAGGGAATAGACTCACTTATGAACAAGCCTAAAGAAATAAAAATTAAACCTATAGCAAAGCCTAGAATGACTAGGCGAGATAAATGGCTTAAGCCACCTAGAAAATGCGTTTCTGAATACTGGGCTTTTAAAGATGAGTTAAATAAGCATAATATATATATTGATGATAGTTTGAATATTACGTTTATGATTGCTATGCCAAAATCATGGAGTAAAAAGAAAAAAAGAATATTTGCTGGCACGCCACATAAACAGAGGCCGGATGCCGATAATCTAGTTAAGTCAGTATTAGATTGTTTATTAAAAGAAGATTCGCATGTTTATAAAATCCATGCTGAGAAATACTGGGATTATGATGACAAAATTATGATCTGGTAAAGAACAGGCTGGCTAAGTTTCTTCCTCGTTGCTTAGTCAGTCACTTTATTAAACGAGGAACAACAAAACGAGGGAAAACTATGAAAGACTATCAATCTTTTTTAGAATCTAAAAGTTTAATTTTTCAAGCTGAAGGGTTGGACTTAAATATTAACCATGATAATTTCCTGATTATCCTTCCTTACTTTTAATATCAGGAGTTACCAACTACAGGAGGTTGTGTATGAAAATATACGAAATAAAAAACTGGCAAAATTATCAGCACTATAAGGATAGAAATCCCCCTTGGATTAAACTTCATTATGAACTTTTAACCTCTAAGGATTGGGTTAAATTTGATGATGATAGCAAGTTGCTAGCAATTGTTTGCATGATGATTGCAAGTCGCAATCAAGGTAAAATTGAAGATGATGTTGATTATCTTAAATCAGTAGCTCAATTACGAAAGAAACCAAAGCTAGAACCTCTTATAAATAGCGGTTTTCTTATACTTATAGAGGATACGCAAGCAGATGCTAGCATGATGCAAGCAGATGCTATAATAGAAACAGAGACAGAGACAGAGACAGAGACAGAGACATATATATCCGTGTTTAATTCTGTTTTATCCAAACAAGCTAGATTAACTGATAGTAGAAGAAGAGCGATAGTTAGTTTTGCTAAAAAAGTTTCTATTGAAGATTTTGAAAAGGCAATGCAAAAAGTTAAAGAATCTAAATTTCTTAATACTCAATGGACTAACTGGGGCTTTGATTGGTTTTTGAATGAAAAAAATTTTACCAAAGTTATTGAAGGAAATTATGATGATAAAATTAGTAAAGCTAAAACATCAAATTTTGAGCAACAAGATTATTATAAGGGAACGGAGGATTTAAATGTCGTATGAGATTAAAGAAATAGAAGAAAATATCTATGAAAGATATATTGATTGCGAAATACATGGTAAGCAAATTCAAAGAGGCTATAGATTTACCTCTGATAGTGATATTATGTGGCATGGCTGCGGTTTATGCTATGGTGAAGAAAAAGAAAGAAAAAAAGAAGAAGAGCAAAAAGAACTTAAAAATAAGCGTTTAAAAGAATTAAATGCTTTAAAATTAAAACTAAAAAAACAATCTGAAGTTCCTGTTAGGTATCAAGAATCTGTTATTAATTCTTTTGTTTCTGAAAATAATCAACAAGAAGAAAAAAAGCAATTTTGCAAGAAATATATAGAAAATTTTATTGAAGGTTTGAGTGTTGGGCGTTCTATGATTTTTTGTGGCACTACAGGAACAGGAAAAACATTGTTAGCCTGTGCAATTGCTAATGAAATAATTGAAAAGCACCAAAGGTCAGTTTTATTTACTACCACCATTAAAGCTATTAGAAAAATTAAATCAACTTATTCTAGTTCTTCTGAAAAAACAGAGCAAGAAATAATCAACGAATTTTTAAGTTATGATTTGTTGATATTAGATGAATTAGGTGTTCAATTTGGATCTGATTCTGAAAAAGTTATTTTATTTGAAATCATTAATGAAAGATATCAAGAAAAAAAACCAACAATTATGATTAGCAACTTAGCTTATGAAAGTTTAAGAAATTATGTTGATGATAGGGTTTTAGATAGAATGAAAGAAGGTGGCGGCGGAGTTTTGATTTTTGACTGGAAAAGCAAAAGAGGAAAAGTTTAATGTTTTATTTCACTGAAAAAATACCCGATGCAAATCGAGTTATAGACATTTACCAAAAAGGTAAGTTTCTAACTTTGGCAGAATATCAGCCAGAAAAAAATAATCTCAAATACTGGGATTTAAGGTCACCAATTGAAATTGACATAGAAGTTGATTTTGAATGGTGCTATAGTAATTATAAATCAATAAGAGCATGGAGTGTGTAAATGTTAAACCAGTGTAATTTTATAGGGAATGTAGGCAAAGAGCCAGAAATTAGAGCTATGAATAACGGCAATGAAGTAGCTAATTTTAGCTTAGGTTGCTCAGAATCATGGACTGATAAACAGACAGGCGAAAAGAAAACTAACACTACCTGGATTAATGTAGTTGCTTATGGTGGGCTTGTTCAAGTTGTAAAAAACTATGTTGATAAAGGCAGTAAGCTATATATTTCTGGTAAGTTTAATACGAGAAAATGGCAAGATCAAAACGGCACCT